CAAAGATTTACGCCAACAATAGCTGGGTATTATTGGTGCGCTGGGATGTGTTCTTCAACAACGCAGCCAACGGGATACGTTGTGATGGCGCTTTATAAAAATGGCACATCCTACAATCAGTTCGGGTATGCCGCAGCTACAACAAATTTTATGAATTTGTCGGGTGTTGGCTGTTTAGTCTATTTAAATGGAACAACTGACTATGTTGAATGGTATATTAATCAAGTTACTGGAACCAATGTTACATATATTGGGGGTGGGGTAGGGCTGTCATTAATTAGCGCCAACATGGTGAGGGCCGCTTAATGTCCACAATCAAAGCCTCTAACATCCAAAACGGCTCTTCTGCTTCCGTCAACATCGCACTGAACACGGATGGCTCTGCCACGTTTGCGCAGATGCCGGTGCCGCCTTCGCCGTATGCGATGCGGAATAAGATCATCAACGGCGTGATGGAGATTGATCAGAGAAATGCGGGGGCAAGTGGAACCGCTACAGGCTATACTGTAGATAGGTGGAAATTTGCTTCAAACCTTACAACAAAAGGTACATGGCAACAAAACGCAGGGTCAGTAACAGCCCCGGCAGGGTTTGCAAAGTATTTGGGGTTTACCTCAAATTCGGCATATTCTGTTGCTTCCGGTGATTATTTTGCGTTTGTGCAGCCAATAGAAGGGTTAAATGTTCTTGATTTTGCATGGGGTACAGCTTCTGCAAAAACAGTAACATTGTCTTTTTGGGTGCGGTCATCTCTTACTGGCACATTTGGTGGGGCATTAAAAAATTACGATAGCACTCGCTCATACCCATTTACATACACTATTTCTGCGGCCAATACATGGGAGTTCAAAACAGTAACTATCCCCGGCGACACATCCGGCACATGGCTGACAACTAATGGAATTGGAGTGGAAGTTCTTTTAGCTTTCGGTGTCGGTAGCACTTATAGCGGAACGGCGGGTGCGTGGGCATCGACTAATTATATTTCTGCAACGGGGGCAACTTCTGTGGTAGGCACTAACGGCGCAACTTTCTATATTACAGGTGTTCAACTAGAAGTTGGTTCAGTCGCCACGCCATTTGAGCGCCGTCTCTACCCGCAAGAATTGGCTATGTGCCAACGGTATTACCAAACTTACAATGCAACGACGTGGGGGTTCCCGTTATTTATTACATACGTTCCTAATGGTGATACCCGTGGCGGCTTTTCATTTGTTGTAACCATGCGCTCGGCCCCCACAGTGACGTTTAGCAGTAATTCGTGGCAGTTGATTAGCGTTGGCGATGCCGGGGCAACCGTCAATAATTCTGCGACCGTCTCAGTTGCGGGGTCAACGATAAATGGATTTGCAATTAATGTGACAAACCCAAGCACTTTTTCTCCATCAAGCGGGACGGCTGCTGTATGGGGCACAAATGGGTCTATAACGTATTATGCTAGTGCGGAGATTTAAAAATGTATGAAAACGCAAAGTACATGATAAATTTAGCAGGCGGCCAAAGTGTAATTATTATGGTTGACATCAACAGCGTGCAATCATGGGTTCCTGTAGACCCCGCCAACACGGACTATGCAACCATCATGGCCCTCGTGGCTGCCGGTGAACTGACCATCGCACCCGCAGATGGAGAGGAATAATGCCTCTTACCTATTTCCAACCCTCACAAGTCGATAGCAGCTTCAACGGCTATCTACGGAACCGCATCATCAACGGCGCGATGATGATCGACCAACGCAATGCGGGTGCGAGTGTCACACCGGCTACCAATAACTATGTGCTTGATCGGTGGGTCTTTGACCTTTCGCAGTCTAGCAAGTTCTCTGTTCAGCAGTCGGCGGTAGTTACGCCGGGGTTCACTAACTCGTGCGCTATCACATCCCTGTCGGCGTATTCTATTGCTGCCGGTGACTTCTTCCTCATGCGGCAGAATATTGAGGGATTGAACGTATATGATCTTGCGTGGGGTTCTGCCTCTGCAAGCACCGTCACGCTATCGTTTTGGGTGCGTTCGTCTTTGACGGGTACGTTCGGCGGCTCAATTAGAAATAGCGCAGACAACCGGTCTTATGTGTTCTCATACACAATCATCTCTGCAAACGCATGGGAGTATAAGACCATCTCAATTCCCGGCGATACTTCGGGAACGTGGCTAACGACGAACGGAACTGGCCTCAAACTTAGTTTCTCTCTTGGCACGGGTTCTACATATAGCACAACGGCGGGTTCGTGGGTGGCCGGGAACTTCGCTGCTCCGACCGGCGCAACATCTGTTGTCGGCACTAACGGTGCCACATTCTACATTACCGGAGTACAGCTAGAAGATGGCGCTGTCGCAACGCCATTTGAAAGGCGGATGTACCCGCAAGAACTCTCCCTGTGCCAAAGATACTGTTTTGTCGGCCTTTCGGATGTTTTCACCAATGGTGTTGGCGCGACAGCAACTATTATTTGGGCGCATACATCATTTAAGCAAACCATGAGGGCGGCTCCGTCAGTAACGGTATCGGGGACAATTCAATTTTCAGATGATGCAACTGCCGATTATACTAATGCATCTCCAACAATCGGCGCATCTAGCCTCGTTGCGGATGGGGGGAGAGTTAGAATAGATGGTTGGTCGGGATTAACCCAATATAGATCATATAATGGTGTCTCTACGGTCAATCTCGGCAAATTTACTTTTAGCGCGGAGTTGTAAATGTATAGCAACGCTTCATACGTTAAAGACATGAGCGGTGCCATAATTTGCATTTGCGTGCTTATAAATGGGCAGCAAACGTGTGTCCCGCTTGACCCCGCCAACATCGACTACGCCAACTTGATGGAACTGGAGCGCGAGGGTAAAATCGTGATCCAACCCGCTGATGGGGAAACGGAATGAGCTATATCGGCAACCCGCCCGTCAACGGGGTCTTCCGCAAACTGGACACCATCGCGGCGTCCTTTAACGGAAGCACGACTTCGTTCAACCTCACATCGGGTGGGGCGGCAGTCTTTCCGGGGCTGACCACGAACCTCATCATCTCTCTTGGCGGCATCATTCAAGAGCCGAACACGGCCTATACGGTGGCCGGTTCTGTGATCTCTTTCACGGCGGCACCTCCGGCGGGTACGACCTTTTGGGGCATTCAGTTGGGCGATGTCGGGTTAGCCTCGACCCCCAATCAAGCCGCTATGACCACGCAAGTCTTCACGGCCACGGCGGGTCAGACCACGTTCACGGTCGCGGGCGGCTACACTGCCGGTCAGATTCAAGTGCTGCGCAACGGCGTGCAACTCGTGGTAGGGGTGGATGTCACGGCCACCAACGGCACGACTTTTGTGCTGACGAATGCAGCCACGGTTGGCGATACGCTCGTTGCCATCCTCTACACCTCATTCATCGTCGCGAATGCGGTCGCCAAGAGCGGCGATACGATGACGGGCAACCTCAACATCACTGGCGGCACGCTGCAAGTTGGCGGCAATCAAGCGGTGAATGGTCCTGCGTTTAGTGCTTATGCAAACGCTTCGCAGAATTTTGCTAGTGGCTCTTTTACAAAAATTCAGTTCCAAACTGAAGATTTTGACACGGCAAGCTGCTTTGACAATTCAACAAACTATCGGTTCACGCCAAATGTCGCCGGTTATTATCAGATAAACGGTGTTTTCCTTCCGGGACCCGCCGCATCAAATGTTGGCACGTTGATCCTGTATAAAAATGGCTCCATATATTCGTATGGAGTGCAAAGTCTTATGACAACGAATTATTTGGCATCGGTCGTGGCTGTTCTTTTGTATCTCAACGGAACAACAGATTATGTTGAGTTGTATGGATATCAAGCATCCGGTGGAACAACAGCATCATATTCAGTCGGGCGCGTAACATCGCAATTTACGGGCAGCATGGTAAGAGGAGCCTAACATGACACTCTACGACAAAATCCGCGCAATCTATCCCACGCTCACTGAAGCTGATTTCTCCCCCTTTGGCGGCACAATCATGCTTCAGAACGACAGTGATGGTCGCGGTGACTACATCCGTGAATGGAAACACGCCACGCTTGCAGAGCCGACACAGGCTCAACTCGACGCGGTTAAGGAACCGAAGTAATGACAAACGCTGTCACGCTCGCATCTATTGCTAATTCCGGGTATTTGCGGAATCGGATCATCAATGGCAACATGGTCATTGATCAACGGAATTCGGGTGCGAGTGTTACGCCAACTAGCGATGGCGTTTACACACTTGATAGATGGCAAGTTTCATTAAGTGCCGCATCTAAGTTTAGTGTGCAGCGGTCCTCCACCGCGCCTGCAGGTTTTATTAACTCAACAATCATTACTTCTCTTTCATCTTATTCCGTTGCAGTTGGCGATTATTTTATGTTTAGCCAACCAATAGAGGGGCTTAATGTTACTGATTTTGGGTGGGGTTCTGCATCAGCGCAGACAGTGACGCTATCATTTTGGGTTCGCTCATCTCTTACTGGGACGTTTGGTGGCGCTATTCAAAATAGTGCGCAAAATAGAGCTTATCCATTTAGTTATACTATCTCATCTGCCAACACATTTGAGTATAAAACAGTTACGATTCCGGGTGATACAAGCGGAACGTGGCTAACGACAAACGGTGTTGGCCTATTTGTTAGGTTCGGCCTTGGGGTCGGCTCTACATACAGCGGAACAGCCGGATCATGGGCCGGGGCGCAATTATTTTCAGCTACGGGTGCGACTTCCGTTGTCGGCACAAACGGCGCAACATTCTACCTTACCGGTGTGCAGCTTGAAGTAGGCACACAGGCAACTCCCGATGAGTGGAGGCCGTATCCTATCGAGCTGCAAATGTGTCAGCGGTATTGTATCGTTTATGGAGGAGACGCCCTTTATGAGCGGTTCGCTGTTGGGCAAGCGTTTACAACTACACAAGCAATTTTGCTGACATTCCTGCCTGTTGAGATGAGGGCTATCCCCTCGCTGACAACCATTGGCAGTTTTGGTATGACCACTGCAAACGCGGGACAGGCTGCAATTACATCGTTCACATCAGACAACCCGTCAAAAAAGATTTTTGAATTTATTGCGACCGCTTCCGGTGGCGGCTTAGTTGCGGGAAATTCAACTCAAGTTTTTGCAAATAATAGCACCGCCAACCGGTTTATTCTGAGCGCGGAGTTATAAAATGTGGGTGAGCGCAAAATACGTTAATCTGCCTTTTGGCGGGACTTCTATCACAGCCGTAAAGGATGACGGCTCTATTTGGTATATACCAAAAGACCCCGACAATACTGACTATCAAAACATCATGGAGCTTGTTGCAGAAGGCAAGCTCGTGATCGCCCCGGCAGACGCATAGCATTGGTGATGTGGTGAGGCTCATGGACCCCCAATCCATTTACAATATCGGCCTTGGTGCCATCGTTGCCGGGATGGGTTGGTTTGCCCGTGAGTTATGGGGAGCCGTGGCGGAATTGCGCCGCGATGTGAAGCAGATCGAAGTCGATCTCCCCAGTCATTACCTTCGCAAAGATGAATTTCGCGAAGGGATCAATGAGATCAAAGGCATCTTGCGCGAAATATTCGTGAAGATTGATGACCTCAAAGACCGGAAGGTGGACAAATGAATAACCTCCTTTCAACGGTCGGCGGTCTCATCAAGCAAGTGGCTCCTACCATTGCAACAGCCCTTGGCGGCCCTTTGGCGGGGTTGGCGACGAAGACCCTTTCGGAAGCTCTTCTTGGCAGCCAAGATGGATCGCCCGACGAGATCGCAGCCGCTTTAGGCAATGCCACACCGGAACAGCTTGCAAAGCTCCGTGAGATCGACGCCAACTTTAAAGTGACGATGAAGAAGTTGGACATCGACCTTGCACAGATTGATGCCACAGACCGCAATAGCGCCCGTCAGCGTGAAATGAGCCTCAAGGACAAGACGCCGACCATATTGGCCGGGGTTGTGTGTGTTGGGTTTTTCGGAACACTTATCGGTCTCATGCTCTATGGTCTCCCCGCACGGGGGCAGGATGCCTTACTTATCCTGTTGGGTGCTTTGTCTTCGTCATTCACCGCCATCATAGGCTATTACTACGGCTCATCGTCCGGCTCCCGCGCCAAGGAGCAGATCATTGAGCAAATGGCGAATAAGAAATGAAAGACAACTTTGATCAGAGCCTTGCCCTCGTCCTCAAGCATGAGGGCGGTTGGGTGGATGATCCGCAAGACCCCGGCGGCGAGACGAATATGGGCGTGACGAAGCGCACATGGGAAAGCTGGGTTGGCCATCCCGTGGCTGCCGGATCGCTCAAAGCGCTCACTGTGGCTGATGTGGCTCCGGTCTATAAGCAGCTCTACTGGGACAAAGTGCGCGGCGATGACCTCCCCGATGGGGTGGAC